AGAGGTATTGGTGGTAGTATATCGTCAAAAAGAGTGATGATGTTCTTTTCTTTTCTTGTTATGATATTTATGGCAATACTTTCTACCTTTTATGAAAAAAAAGTGGAACAGTTTATATTCGATGGATTCCTTTATATTGTTGTTGGTGGATTATTTTCAGTAGCATCAGAACAATTTGCTAGTAAATTTAGAAAAATGGAACATATCGATTATTACGAAGAAATAAATGATAACGATATTATAGATGAACCACCAAAAAGAAAAAGGAGAAATGTATGAAACAAATAATTGTTGAACGAGCAGTTCCAACAAATAAAAAACTTTACAATAGTATTAAGTCTAGAATTAAAAGAAAATATAAAGTATGGCCAAGTGCTTATGCATCTGGTGCCCTTGTAAAGGCATATAAAGCAGCCGGTGGTGGGTATCGTAATGTAAAGGAAGTTATCACAAACCCAACATATCAATTAGAAGGTTATCGAACAAATGAATGTGGTAAAATAACAGAACTACATTTTGGTTTACAAGAAAGTGGATTGGCTTCTGTAAATGAGGCAGAATATCGTGGTAGAAAAGTTTCTCTCGGTAAACCTTTCCGAACACCAGGTGGACCTAAGAAGTTTTCTGTTTATGTTAAGAAATCAAATGGAAATGTTGTTAAAGTTAATTTTGGTCACAAGGGCGAAGGTGGAAAGAAAACTATGCGTATTAAAAAGAGTAATGCTGCTCGTAGAAAATCATTCCGTGCTCGTCATAATTGTCAATCACCTGGACCAAGACACAAGGCCAGATATTGGTCATGCCGTTTTGGATGGCCAAGTTCCGGTAAAGGTGCAATAGATAGAACATAATACATGAATACTGGAATATACAAAACGGTTATGAGAGGTTTGCTTCAGTCTAATGCTGTTGCAGACAGAAAAGTTTTTGCTGAAATAATGGCAAAGGCATATCAAATGTCTACTGTTGGTTTTTCTGGAACTATATTTGGTGCAAAATTGATAAGTGGAGACACTGCATTTTTAACTAGTTCTATAAACAATGCGTTAGATGCTAATTTTGCTGATACTACTCGTGGTGTAAATCAATCTGCATACAATTTAATGGCTATTGGTTTTATGGGATATTGGGCATCTGCAAAATTTACACCAATGCCATATAAACCGGCTATGACTGTTACTGTAAAGGGACCAGTGGTTACTGTTCCCGGATCACCGAGTCCACTTGGAGGCAATATATTTTACTCTTTTGTTTTGGGTGAAGCCGAAGCACATCTGAATGCAATTTGTACATCACTTTTAGTTTTCCATAAAACAATAACTGGAACAATAAGTGGAAACTCATCAAATGGTGCAGCAATAGTATTGCCTTGGGTTGGTATAATTTGAATTACAATCATATTTATGTGTATGAATAAATGCACAGAAAATATAGTTAGAGAAATAATCAGAGAATACTTTGTATCAGTATTGATAGAAGGGAAGAAACCCAGTGGTGGATTAACAGGTTGGTTTAGAGAAAAATGGGTTGATATTTCTCGTAAGAAAAAAAGTGGTGGCCATCCTCCATGTGGCGCTTCTGCTGGTAGTAAAGCCAGAAAAGGTGGTAAGAGAGCATATCCCAAATGTGTTCCGGCATCCAAAGCAGCTTCAATGTCATCAAAACAAAAAAGAAGTGCCGTAACACGAAAGAGAAAAAAAGGTGCTACCGGTCGTGGTAGAGCAAAAATGGTTTCAACATATGCAAAGGATTGATTATGGAAACTGATAAAAAAATACAAATGATATTGAAGGCATTTGCTACATTTACTGCAATAGGTGTTATATTATTCATATTCATAGCTACAAAAATTGAAGGCGATAATATAAGACAGTATACGAAAACAAAAGATAGTCTTGAAGCATTGATAAACAAATATCAATATGATTACATAGAATTGAAACGGCGTGCCGATAAAATGGATTCATTATTGAATGTTAAAAAAGGTGACTTACAAGAAGTCAAAAATTCTTTCAATAAAAAAAGAAAACCTACCATAAAAAATTCAAACGAAGCAATCAAGTATATCAATAAATTTTTAAGTGAGTAATTATGAAATATGTTTTTGCTTTAATCTTTTTTACCTCAAATTTGTTTGCTAACGAAAAAGATTCAGTTTACTGCTTCAATAAAACAGAAATAACGTTACTGGCAAATAAAATTCAACTAATCAGAGATTCAGTTGATTATCTAAAAACAGTAGTTGACGCACAAGATACTGTAATAGACTTATATCAATCTCGGTATGATATGTTTCTCAAACAATTAAGAAATCGTGATCAAATTATTGATGCTTGCCAAAAAAGAAGCAAAGAACTTGAAAAGATAAATGAAGAACTTCAACCTCGTTGGTATGATAATAAATTTCTTTGGTTTCTAACTGGTGCCGCATCTGTTGTTGGAATAATTTTAGTAGTTCAATGAGTCAATCTAATAAAAATCTTAAAGACATAATCAAAGAGGAATACGCAAAATGTGCGTCTAATCCTGTATACTTTATGAAAAGGTATGCAAAGATTCAACACCCAACTCGTGGCAAAATTCTTTTTGAATTATATCCGTTTCAAGAAGATGTTGTAAAGGAATTTAACAATAACCGATGGAACATAGTTTTGAAATCTCGTCAGTTGGGTATTTCTACTCTTATTGCAGGTTATTCACTTTGGATGATGTTGTTTAATCAAGATAAAAACATTCTTGTTATTGCAACGAAACAGGAGACTGCAAAGAACTTGGTTACAAAAGTACGTGTTATGTATGATAATCTTCCAAGTTGGTTGAAGACCGGCGTTCAAGAAGATAATAAACTTTCACTTCGTTTTAGGAATGGTTCACAAATTAAAGCCGTTTCTGCTGCCGCTGACTCTGCTCGTTCTGAAGCACTTTCACTTCTTATCATTGACGAGGCCGCCTTTATTGATGACATAGATAAAATATGGGCATCTGCACAACAAACACTTGCTACCGGTGGAACTGCTATTATTAACTCTACCCCAAATGGTGTTGGTAACTTTTACCATAAACAGTGGGTTAAGGCAACATTAAAAGAAAGTTCATTTAATCCAATAGAATTATTATGGAAAGTTCATCCAGACCGTGACCAATCGTGGAGAGACGAACAAGATGCTCTTCTTGGACCAGATTTGGCAAAACAAGAATGCGATGGAAACTTTCTTGCATCCGGTCGTTCTGTGATTGATGGTGAATTAGTTCAATGGTATAGAGAAACTTATGTTTGTGAACCGAAAGAAAAACGTGGTGCAGAGGATGCTTATTGGATTTGGGATTATCCTGATCCCAATAAAACTTACATTGTTGTAGCCGATGTTGCGCGTGGTGATGGAAACGATAATTCAGCATTTCATATTATTGACATAGATAATTTAGAACAAGTTGCAGAGTATCGTGGAAAACTTGATACAAAATCATACGGTAATATGTTAGTATCAGTTGCTACTGAATATAACGATGCAATGCTTGTTATAGAAAATGCTAATGTTGGTTGGGCAGTAATTCAACAAGTAATAGATAGAGGTTATCCGAATCTCTATTATACCTACAAAGAAGATGGTTATATTGATCCATCTATTCAAATACCAAAAGGTTATGACTTAAAAGATAAATCACAAATGGTTCCAGGATTCACTACAAGTTCAAAAACAAGACCATTACTAATTTCAAAGTTAGAAACATATTTTCGTGAGAGAACACCCATTGTAAAATCTGCAAGATTGACAGAAGAACTACTTGTATTTGTTTGGAACGGTTCAAAGGCAGAGGCACAAAATGGATATAAAGATGACTTGGTTATATCATTTGCCATTGGGCTTTGGGTTAGAGATACCGCAATAAAACTTCGTCAAGAAGGTTTGATGAAAACAAGAATGAGTTTGGATTACATGGGAAAATCAACAACACCACTTAAAACAACATATCAATATGGCGATGATCGTGATGGTTGGAGCATGACAGTTAATGGTCAAACCGAAGATTTAACTTGGTTGTTAAAATAACGTTTCTAATTTTTCCTACATATTTATATTAAGTTTACAGTATACAAATAGGTGACAAATGGCACAGAAAAAATCATTATTTGATAGGTTAAAAACACTTTTTTCAACTAATGTTGTTGTTCGTAACGTTGGCGGTAAAAAACTAAAAGTCGTTGATACTGCAAGGTATCAAGGAGATGGAAACCCACATACATCCAAAGTTATTGATAGATATGGTAGATTACATGGAACGAAGGGAACTCCAATATCCGTATACAATCAGTATAACTCTTTTTCTGCTACAAAAATAGACCTTTATACAGATTATGAGGCAATGGACACCGATGCCATTATTTCGTCTGCACTTGACATTTATTCAGATGAGAGCACTCTAAAAAATGATCAGGGTGATGTTTTAACTATTAGAACTGACAATGATAATATCCGAAAAATACTTCGTAATCTTTTTTATGATGTTCTTAATATAGAGTATAATTTATGGCCTTGGATCCGTAATCTCTGTAAATACGGTGACTTTTATCTTTACTTAGATGTGAAGGATGAATTGGGTGTAACAAATGTTGTTCCATTTTCACCATATGAAATGCAAAGAGAAGAAGGGACTGATCCAGAGCATATCTATATGACAAAATTTATTTATGAGGGTCCTCTTGGTAAAGGAGAATTCCAGAATTATGAGATTGCTCACTTTCGTCTTCTTGGTGATACAAACTTTTTGCCATACGGTAAATCTATGTTGGAAGGTGCTAGAAAACTTTTCAAACAGTTGTTACTAATGGAAGATGCTATGTTAATACATCGTATTATGAGAGCACCTGAAAAAAGGATATTCAAAGTTGATATTGGTAACATTCCTCCTGCTGAAGTTGATCAATATATGAATAACCTTATGAATAGAATGAAGAAAACTCCTCTCATAAATGAACAAACCGGTGACTACAATCTTCGTTTTAATATGCAAAATCTTTTAGAGGACTTTTATCTTCCTGTTCGTGGTGGACAATCTGGCACTTCCATCGAATCACTTGCTGGTTTACAATACGATTCTATCCAAGATATTGAGTATTTACGCTCAAAAATCTTTGCTGCTCTCAAAGTACCAAAACCATATTTGGGCTATGATGAAAGGGTTGAAGGTAAGGCAACACTTGCAGCTCTTGATATTCGTTTCGCTAGAACAATAGAAAGAGTACAAAGAATAGTGATTTCTGAATTAACAAAGATAGCCATTGTTCACTTGTATGCTCAAGGATATGAGAATGCAGATCTTGTAAACTTTGAGTTGGGATTAACTGGTCCATCTATCATATATGAACAAGAGAAAGTTGCTCTTATGAAAGAAAAAGTGGATTTAGCTGGAACTCTTGTTGAAAAGAAACTATTTTCATTAAAATATATTTATTCAAATATATTCAATCTTTCAGAAGATGAGGCAGAATTTGAAAAGAATGAAGTTCTTGAAGATATTAAACATGCATTCCGTCAAAAACAAATCGAAAATGAAGGAAATGATCCTGCCGTAACAAAGGAATCTTTCGGAACGCCTCACGATATTGCAAGTATGCAAGTTCGTGGTGGTGCTAAAGTAATAAATGATGTAGAAGTTCCAGACGGTGGTTGGCCAGGTGCAGGTAGACCTGCTAAAAACTTAAACTATGGAACTGATAAAAGTCCATTTGGACGTGATCCAATTGGAATGAAAGATGTTGGTAATACATTAAAAGTAAATAATTCACCAAAGGTTAATAGTAAAGGCGGATCACCACTATCTCTTGAAAATAAAAATGTTGAAAAATTGATAGATAGTATGTCTGGTATTAAAATTAAAACAAAGAAAATAATATCAGAAAGTCTTAAACCATCGGTTATACAAGAAAATGAACCAAATTTACTTGATGAAAACAATTTATTAGATGAATTGTAATTTTTTCTATATTTATTCTATGAAAGTGCACACAAACAGGTATAAGGAAAAATGAAGAAAATAAAACATTCAAAGTTCAAAAATACTGCAATGTTGTTTGAGTTATTAACAAGACAGATAACATCAGACATCATTTCTTCAAATGAATCTATTGCAA